TGTGTTTTATATCATTTGGGGGGGGTGTGGGGTGTACTTTTACGCAAACTATTTTACACAAGATGACAATAAAAGGGGTATATATAGAGCCAAAACAACACAAAAAGAGGGTGTAAGATGTCAATCAACAACGAACAAAAAAGAGCGAAAATTTTAAGCCATTCGCAAAGATCAAAAAAAATAATGGTGCAATTTGTGTGCGATTAAGTGATTGATAAAGTGCTTATTTACGTAATCAAAAAAATTATCTGGGGTAGTACGATATTCACACTAGATTTTCGGATTTTCAACTTTTATTACACTAACTGCACAATATATATTTAAGTTCCAAACTTTATAATTTATTATTCGTTATATTATACATAAATTATGTAAATTTGTATTATGAACAAAAGAGATAAAGATAGAGCTGATAAGAGGGATGCCAAGCTTCTTCAAAAAGAAGAAGATTTAAAGATTATTAAATCAGTTGTTTCTAATAATAATACTTCAGCTTTAGATATTACTAAAGACTCAGGAAAAGCTACATCATTGGTTAGTTATAAAAGAACTACTGAGGTGGTAAGATTAATTTTAAGAGGAGTAAGATATACTGACATAATGGAGTATTGCGAAGCTCATTGGGGAATCAAAAGAAGAATGGCAAGTATCTATTATAAAAAGGCATTGGAAAGCTTTGCAGAGCAATTTGCAGAAGAGAGAGAATATGAAATGGATAAACACGCTATCATGTTACAAGATCTGTATAGTCAGGGATATAAAGCAGGAGATTTAAATATCTGCAGATTGTTACTCCAAGATATTGCAAAGATGAAAGGAATAGTTGTGGATAGAGTGGATATTACTAGTGGGGGAGAAGGGTTTGTTTTTAATTATAAATCCCCAGAAGAAACATTATAATATTCCCTTGACCATCACTTCAACAAAAGTAAAAAAGATTTTGTTAAAGGGGTTTTTATATTATTTATAAACAACAATAATAAGATGCTAATATAATCAAAATAATTGACATAGTTTGGAAACTTTAAGAATAAATTAAAACATAAAAAATGAATTTAACCACTGCTACACCAATCAGATTTACAATATCAAATTCTACAATGGACTCGGATTATGTAACATCAAGACCTCCAACTAAAAAGAGGGTAAATCAAAAGTCATCCTTAGTAAAGAAAGCTAAGAATGTAAAAGAAACATCTTTTTTTAAACCTGCAAATGAAGGCAAAACAAATCTTTATAAAGAGCCATTTGAAGTGGTATCTGGAACACTTTGGGCTTTGGAATATTCTATAAATGGTGTTTATTCTATGCTTAACGATAGTTTAACCACTAAAGAGCTAAAATCATTTGTAAATAGTGAAGGAATACTTGTTGCAAGAGCAGCACAAGCCATAATACATATTGATAACACTTTAGCTTTGGCAGAAAGCCACGCAAACAAATATGCTTCTTATTCTTTATCTTATAATATACTTGAATTACAACAAGCAATTTATAAAACAAAAGTATTTGAAGATACAGAAAAAGGTCGTATTGCAAAATTTTATATAGAAGTTTTGTATGCTGATCAATTAGCTGATAATGCTAAACATACCGCAAGAGAAACTTTTGCTGCAAAGTTTAATAGAAATGAAGCTTCTTTAGTATATTTAAATAGTATTGGAATAATAGAATAAAAAAATGGAAATAAAAAAATCGTTAGGTCTTAAAGACACAGAAGCAGGAATACTAGAATATTTTTTTGGAGCAATAGCAGTTGTATGTGCTTTACCTCCAATTATGCTATATCTTGTTTTAGTAGTTTGCATAGTAAAACCTGTAAAGGCATTGGTTAAGTCAGTTTGGAAATAGATTTTAAACCTACACCTAAACAAGACAAAGCCTGGAATTACCTTCATGACAGTGAAACTAGTGAAGTTTTATTTGGAGGAAGTGCTGGAGGTGGTAAATCATATTTTGGGGCAGCTTGGCTTTTATATTCTTGCCTTCGTTATCCTGGTACACGCTGGTTAATGGGTAGAGCAGTGCTAAAAACACTTAAAGAAACGACTTTAAACTCTTTTTTTATGGTTTGTAGTGATTGGGGAGTTAAAAAAGGTCAAGTTTACAAGTTTAATGCCCAAAGTAATGTTATTGAGTTTACAAATGGCAGTACAATCTTATTAAAAGACCTTTACCAATACCCAGCCGATCCAAATTTTGATTCACTTGGTTCATTGGAAATATCAGGTGCATTTATAGATGAGGTGAACCAATGTACAGAAAAAGCAAAGAATGTTGTAGCTTCAAGGATAAGATATATGCTTTCTGACTATAAATTACGACCAAAAGTGCTTATGTCTTGCAATCCAGCTAAAAATTGGGTGTATGACTTCTATAAACAAGATAGAGATGGTACTTTAGCTACTCACAAGAAGTTTGTTAAGGCTAAATTAGCAGACAATCCTCATATTTCTGAATTTTATGAAGAACAATTAAAAAAACTTGATCCTGTATCAAGAGAAAGACTACTTCATGGTAATTGGGAGTATGATTCAGGTGAAGATAGGTTATTTGACTATGAATCTGTTTTAAATATGTTTACTAACTCATCTGTATCTGAAGATGTAGGTGAAAGGTATCTTTCTTGCGATATTGCTCTTCTAGGTAGTGATAAATTGGTTATTTGCGTATGGTATGGCATGGTGGTTAAAGAAATCATTACAAAAGATAAGACATCTGCCGATAATGTAGAGAAATTGATAAGAAACACAGCAGATATACACAAAATACCACAAAAAAACATCATAATTGATAGTGATGGGGTAGGTCAATACCTCTCTCATTACATGAAAGGAGTGCAACCTTTTGTAAATAATGCCAAACCTTTAGATAAAGAAAGTTATCAAAATTTAAAGACACAATGCTATTATAAACTTGCAGAACAGATAAATGTGGGTAATATTTGGGTAAAATGCAACGATACTGACCGTAGAAACAAGATTATTGAAGAATTTGAAGTTATAAGAAGAAAAAATATGGATAATGATGGAAAACTATCTATTTTATCTAAAAAAGAAATGAAAGCTGTCTTAGGACATTCTCCTGATTTTGCTGATGCTCTTATGATGAGAATGAGGTATATGTTTAAGCATGGTAGAAAAATAATGGCTTGGAGGTGAAAAAACTATATTTTTGTTCCATAAAGTTCTGTAATTTTATTGTTATATTGTAGGATGGGGATTAATAATGAAATATTATATCTAAATGAAAGACATTCAGTAATAATTAATGAATTTTTATATGATATTCGTAATGTTATTGATGAGGTTACAATGTTTAATGAAGATTATGAAGGTTTTGAATCTTTATTAGATAGAGTTATAGATTTTCACAATGGTTTAGGAGAGTATGTAGAAGGAGGAAGAGTTGATAGGAGAGAATGGTATATGTCGCTTCCTAATAATTTATATTGGGCTACTCAAGGTTATATTGCTAATCTTGCTTTAAATCACGAAGAAGATTTATCTGAGTTTGAAGGAAAATTATTATCTTTGACTGTAGATGTGTTACAAAGACTAAATCGTAGTCTTTTAGTACATCCTTTTACAAAAAAAGAAAATAAAATACATTTAAACTAATGAAAGAATTTAAAATGAACGAAAAGGTAATAAAATTACCTGAACTTTGGACAGAAGTTACTTGGGAGAAATTTTTAGGCTTTACCAAGATAATTCAAAATCATGAAAAAGTTGAAGAAGCAAAAAAAGAAGAAGGAAGTGATGATGAAAATGAATGGAAGGAAGCTATTAGAGCTTTAGAATTAAATACAAAGATATTGTCTTTTTGGACTGGATTAAGTCAAGAAGAAATATCTCATTGGGATATGCTAGAAGCAGAAACTCTTATGAAATGTTTAGATTTTGTAAATGACAAATATATACCTATAGATTTAGGAGAATTTACAATAAATGAAGAAAAATTCTTTTTACCTAAAAATTTAATGAGAGAAACTACATTTGGTAGATATATAGAAGCAGAACAGCTAGAAATACAATCAGAATTGATAAAAAAAGGCAAAATAGAAATTATGCCTAGACAAATAGCTATACTTGCTAAAAAAGAAGGAGAAGGAGATAATTTAGATGATGATGTTATAGATAAGAGAGCTAAATTGTTTGAAAAATTAGATATGGCAACCATTTGGGATGTCGCTTTTTTTTTGACCAAGTTAGAACAAGGATTGATGATCAGTTCCCTAACCTCTCAGGTGGTAGCGGAGATGCAGCAGGTTCAAGAGCCGCAAAAGGAACAATAGATGGTTATGGCTGGTTAAATTCAGTTTATAGAATAGCTAAAGATGGGATATTCACTCATAATAGCAAAAGTGCTATTCAAAGTGTTTTAGACACTAAACTTGATGAGATATTAACTTATCTATCTTGGCAAAATGCTTGTAGTAGATTTGAGGAAATATTAAGTGAAATTAGAAAAAAACAACAGAAATAATGGCTACAACTTTAACACAATTAGTAAATAACATGAATATCTGTGCAACTAGCGCAGGATTTAATACATTTAAGTTTGGAAAATTATCTCATATTAATTTTGACCATAATATTGAGTACGACTTATTAAATCTTGAGTATCCTAGCTCAAGAATATTAGATATAAACAATGGATTACAAGTTTATAATTGTGTTATTACAGCAGCAAGACCTACATCAAAAGCGAATCCAACAGGTGTTTCTATAGTAGATAATGTTCATGTTATCATGACTTCTTTAGAAAATAGAATTTGGAGTTTTTTAGCTTGTGTAGGAGCTGGTAGCCATTGTCAAGATATAATCCCTAGAGAAACAATACAAATACATAGAGAGAAAGGAACTCATAATGATAATCTAGTTACATTAACTTGTTCTTTTAATGTTGAAGTTTTTATTGATTGTATTGATATTGATTGTAATAGCGACTGGCCGCCAACTACTGTTACCCCTTCATATAATTGTGTTTCTGGTGAATGTATAGATCCTGGTAATGGAACAGGAGTTTATAGTAGTATAGAAGATTGTCAAAATTCAGGAGAATGTAGGGAAACATGGAACAAAGAGAGGGGATTGTAAGGTGAGTAGTATTATAAACATAGCATCCAATAGAATAAAGGAAATGTTTAACGCTCAGTTAAGCAGAACTAGACCTGGAAGTGAAATGCCAATTAATAGCTCTGGCGGGCTTAAAAGTAGTATGAGAACAGAGCTAGGTAATTCTGGTGGTTTTAAATCTATAGAGCTTTTAGGAAATGAGTATGGATTAGACTTAAATAAGCCAACAACTACTAAATTTCAATTTTCAGGAGCTGGTCCTAATCCTGGAAGTCCTTATATTCATGGATTAGTTAAGTGGTTAGGAGATAAAAAAGGACTTTACGGAAGAGCAGCTTTAAGTCAAGCCTTTAAAATTGCAAGAACAAATGCAGGAACATCACCTAAAAACCCTAATTGGATTAATGAAATAAAAGAGAAGGTAGATGATGAAATATTTAATTTATTTCAATTAGATACAACAAGATTAGTAGCAGCTGATGTCCATAAGGTTCTTAACATAAAAATAAATTAAAATGCCATCAACAATAATTTTACAAAGAGAAAATAAAATTTTTAGAACAGCTTATAGACCAATATTAATAAACGCTACAGATACAATAGGAGATGTAGCTTATTTAAAAGCTGAATTACTAAGGGAAAGTGGTAATAATACAGGTTCTTATATTGGAACAGGAATATATTTAAATGCTTATGAAGATTTTGGTGGTAGTGGAGAATACACTTTTAACGCTATGGGTTATTGTAGAGAGCTTATATCTGGTGGTTTTTTCTCTAAAAACCCTAATGGATTAGGTGGAAGTGAAATAGGAACTAGGTTTAAATTAAGAGTATCGGCAGTTAGATATTCTAATACTGCTAATCAACCTTTAATTGATGACAATACAGATTACGAAGAATCTGAAGGCTTTTTTGCTTTACCAACTACAACAAATGAACTTCAAGGATTAGATCCTTATTCTTTTATGCCAGGTCAGCGAGAGCATCATGATATACATAGATTAGTTTTAGGAGATAATAGAGGAGGTAGTTCTAGTGAAATTAATTATCATTTTAGTCAAAACACACCTACTTTTAATAATTCAACTAGTTTTTTAAAGAACTTTCACTCTTCTGCTTTTACAAAAGCATATACAATAAATAGAAAAGATGCTCGTAATGATGGTATATATGTTCCTGTAGCATTAACTGATGATTGGGATGAATTTTGGGTTTATGTAGTAGTAATAAACCAAGCAGGTTCAGTTGTTGCTTCAAGTATGTTTGAAGTTAGCGGTACTAGTAATTTACATACAATACCCTGTCACCCAGATGCATTAAATAATTATATAACGGGTTATGGAGGTAGTGTTTCAAACACTATTATAAATACTAGTGGTGATTTAGTTGCAAAAGGTGTTGCAATATATCCTATGGTGTTTAATTCTACTACAAACGACCAAAAATTGCAAAAAGATAATACTGGACAAGTTAGACCTCATTTTATAGATTTTTCTGAAGAAGATAATAATGGAAAATGTAATAGAAATAAATTTGTCTTTAGAAATACATCTGGAGCTTATGATTGGATTAATATATATGGAGAAGAAGATAAAACAACAACTTTTGATTCTGTTATATATGATTCAATACCTGATAACGGAGCTTCAAACCACACAAGAAAAACATTATACAATAGTAGAGAAGATGTTTTCACAGTTAATTCACAACCTGTAGGTAGAGAT